CACCAAGAAGATGACACAGGGGATAATAAAGCACGGGTAGGATACTACTACGAAGCTGGTCGTAACTTAAAGAAATCTCCTAAGAGAACGACACAAGCCGCTCGTAAAGTTAAATAACAATAACAAAGACACCCACCACCATTGGGCCCTACGGGGCCCTTTTTTATGTGCGCTCTTCCTTGATCTTATCCTGTAAAGTACGGAAGTAATGCCTCACGATGTTACCAATCTTGTAAGGGTAGCTGGGGTCTCCAAGGTTACGTAGAACTCTTTCAAGACCTATCGTATCCACGCAGTCTAGGTTAAACTCGACGTTTCCATCACGGTTAAGTTCGATTTTAAAATTTAGTAATTCTGCTTTTTGTTCTGCCATAGGTTTTTACACAAGTCATAAGGTTGTTACATGGGTGACCTAACGGCCACCCTCCCGGTCCCAATCGTATGGCTTCCTGTGTCTGAGCCTATTTCGTAAATCATATATCATTTTGTGTGCGTCTTCAAGGACTTTTTTGTCCCCGATCATAGGATTTAACTCACAGGCTTCAATCTGTAACTTCAACCTATTTAACATGGTCTGCACTCGTGCGTCTGTCATGCGGCCTCCCAACCAAAGTCACCTGCCATCCCATTCGCATTGTAGTCCGTCACAGTCCCCTCAAAGAAGTTCTTGTGACTCGCCCCATTAATAATCCAATCGAGCCACTCTACGGGGTTCTCCTTGACCTTCCAGTTACCCTTCAGGCCGAGCATGATCAAACGACGGTCAGCTAGGTATCGGATGTATTGCTTAATTTCTTCCGCACTGACTCCTTCAATTGAACCCATTTCGTACGCATTGTCGATAACTTTGTCTTCAAGTGCGACACCAACTCGGAACATGTCGTAGATATCTTTCTTGAAATCGTCCGTAACAATTCTCGGATGTTCATCACAAAACTCCCTAAATAATTTAACCATACCTTCACAGTGCATACTCTCATCTCGTATGCTCCATTCTACAATCTCACACATGCCGCGCATCTTACCAAATCTCTGGTAGTTGAGTAGCATAGCGAACGCACTGAAGAGACTCATCCCTTCATTCATCACGGAACGCGCAATAGACTTTGCGATCCCAGCGTGGGAGTGCATATCGATATCCCCCATGAATTCAACTTTGTCTGCCATCGCTTTATACTCACGAAACGCAGAAAACTCAGACTCAGGCAACCCCAAGGTGTCGTTGAGCAACGCATAGCTACGCTGATGGACAAACTCCCGGTTTGCAAATGACGTGAGCATTGCTCTTATCTCGTTGTTCTTGAGCTTCGGGATGTAGTACTCAAGGTAGTTTGTTCCTACCTGTACATCAGACTGCGTGAACAACTTGAGGATCTGAGTGATGTGGTGCTTCTCCTGTGCCGAGAGCTTGCCGCCCTGCCACTGTGCCACATCCTCTTGCAGTTTTGCCTCCCATTCTCCCCAGTGAACCTTCTCATGAGAAACTGCATACTCCACAGCCCAAGGGTATTTGAATGGTTTGTAAACCTTTGATTCTTCTAATAAAGACATCGTAAGTCCTTTGTTTTATTTGTTGGAAAAAAAGGGCCCCGAAGGGCCCACAAACGCCGGGGATCAATCCGGCTAGGGGAGAAAACTTATGTCCCATTACCTATGTTAGCCCGGTCCGTATCGAGAGTCAATGACTTCGCTCCACAAAGTTTCGATAGGGTGTAGACCGACACTCTCAACCACTTTTCGTGAGCCGTATCCGTAGTCCCTGTCTTGGGCGACAGACTCAAAGTTACTCTTGTCAATCCAACCAAGAATGTCAACGACATTATCGACGTCGGTTAAAGCGACGAGGATAGAAATGTCAGCCTTGAAACTATCAAACGAATCGAATATGAGGTCGCCATCTGGCTTCTTCGTCAGCTTCACGTCAACTGACAAGTCGTCTATCCAGAGGTCTACGCCACCATCTGTCACAACATTCAGTGTAGGCAAGTCACAACCAAAGATTTTCGCAACAGCATACTCTGCACGGAACCCCTGTACATTTGATAGCACCCGGTTTTCATCAGGGGTGTCAAGTCGGGGTGATAGGTTTTGAATCTTACAGATCTTAACGGTGTCTTGTCCTAGAATTTGACACTCGTGCATTTCTCTAGATGACAGTTTAATTTTCACGTTAGTCGTCCTGTTCGTCCATTCGTTTCAGTTTAAGCTCTAATTGTAGTAGTTTCCAGTTAAGGTCATCAGCCTTGTCAAATTTTCTCTTGACCGAAGCTTTCAAGATCCGGTGGTACGTTTTTAGCATTTTCTTCCGTAGGCTTTTCATTGTTAAATATCCTATCCCAGTTATTTTCGTACTTACTCCTGTCATACGGACGGCGAGCATCACCTTTACCCGTGTGAGTCCTCGTCATCGTCCTCCATCTTTTGTCCGCTTTCGTGCTCATCCGCATCTCCACTTAGTTGTTCGTACATATCCATCATCCCACTAAAACACATAGGGCAGAGGGAAAAGGGAATAATACCGATGTATCCTTGTATACCTCCCTCCGACTCCATATCAAAATCACAGTGACAAATACTACAGATATTATCTGGTTCTAACCGTGACACGACAGGCACTCCTCCGCGTCTTGTAAAGCCACTCTTTCAACTGCGACTCCAACCTTGTCCGCCTCGATACCCGCATCTGTGCGGAGGTAATAAAGGGATTTGAGTTTAGACTTCCACGCTCGAAGATGTACCGAGTTAACATAAGATGCCGGCGAACCCGCAGGGAAGAACAGATTGACTGACTGAGCTTGACAGATGTAGGGTTGTCGATCAGCCGCGTGGTCAACGACGGCTCCTTGATCGATTTCATATGCAGTTTTAAAAACATCCCTCTGTTCGTCCGACAAGAACTCCAAGTGCTGAACAGACCCTTGAGCATTAACGATTGACTTCCACGTTTCTTGAGTGTTTTGTCCAATAGCATCTAGGACCTCCTCGAGGTGCGGGTTCTTAACGAGATGAGCACCCGCACGAGTACGATGGGTATAAGCATTAGACTTAATAGGCTCAATGCTAGCACTACACCCACAGAGAATAGAACTGTTAGCGTTTGGAGCGATAGCGAGAAGGTGAGCGTTCCGACGTCCCGTACCAACCATGTCAGGAGCCTCACCCTTCTCTTTGCCAAGACGCAAACTTTCCGCGTGAGCCTGTGCGTGTATGTCGGCAAATATCCGTTGGTTCGCAAACTTCGCGCTAATGCTGTTCCACGGGATCTCATTCTGCTGTAAATACCCATGCCAACCCATCGCTCCTAGGCCGATAGACCTTTCTCTTTTAGCTGAGTAGACAGCTTTTCCCAGTTCTCTTGGTGCATTTTTGATAAAGAATTCAAGGACGTTGTCCAAGAATCGAACCAAGTCTCCAACCATTCCTGATCCTTTCCACTCGTCGTACTTTTCGAGGTTGACCGAGCTAAGGCAACAGACTGCTGTGCGTTTTTCAGATGTAGGGAGAGTGATTTCAGAGCATAGGTTAGACCCTCTAACTGCGAGTCCAAGTGCTTTCTGAGAATCTGGTAACCTTCGGTTGGATTCGTCGATGAAGTGTAAGTAAGGTGAGCCAGTTCTGAAGCGAGCTTCAAGTATTCTTTCCCACAAGTCTCTAGCTGGGATCGAATCTCTGACATCTCCGTCATTAGGGTCTCGTAATTGCCATTCTGTTCCATGTTCTACTGCCTCCATAAAAGCATCTGTAATGTTAACGGCGTTGAACAGGTTAAAACATTTCCTGTTGGTATCGCCAGTGGGTACTTTAAAGTTAATAAACTCGATGATGTCTGGGTGAGACACATCCATGTAAGCCGCGTAACTTCCCTTACGGGTGCGGCCCTGTTTCCACGCAGTCATCCCTGAGTCGACGACTTTCATGAATGGAATAGGTCCGGGTGCTTTATCTGAGATACCCCGTACGTCAGACCAGTGTCCTCCGACACCTCCTCCTTTTACGGAGAGCCAAGCAACTTCAGCATTATGGCTGATGAGAGACTCAAGATTGTCACCAACATAAGTGAGAAAGCAAGAGATCGGCAATCCTTTTGGCTCAACTCCGTCAAGCGGTGCGTTTGAAAGCACAGGACTAGCGAACATAAACCAACGCTTAGAAGCGTAATCATAAATACGTTGAGCGAAGCCATAGTCACCCTCACAATAAGCCAAAGCCGCCCGAGCAAAAGCCTCTTGTGGGCTGGACTCGTCGGGCAACATGTAGTAATCCGTGAGGAGCTTCAAGGCTTGTGCGCTAAAGTTCTCATCACGGTCGTAGTCGATGGCAATCCTGCCACAGTACATATGTTCCATTACTTCTCCGAAAGTTCTTTTTCTGCGCGGGTCGCATACCACTCAGCCTTGCCCACGTTCATCAAAGGGGTATCTTTATCGTTAACCCGTAGTAAATATTTTAGCGAGTTTCCGAGTAAATATCCAGTGAATTGTTCTTCCGTGAGTACAGACTTGATAACCTCGATGGCTTCAAAGTCTTTCTTCTTGTAGTGTTCAGGGTTCTTCCAATCTGTCATTGCAGTTCTCCAAATTTGGCCGTAATGACATTCCCCTCCATACTCTTGATACGCTTTCTGTGTTCTGGCTTTAACTCTTCTTCTGGAACGACTTCACCGAGTGCTTCCAACGTAACCCTTTCCAGTCCCATGTCGTAGAGGTCATCGAAGTTTTCGTGGACAGCCCCAAGTAATCCTTGAAGGATGACATAAGTTGGATCAAATGTCTTTTCGCCATCAATCTCAACCTGAGTATCTCGAGTTGCATATGCGCGGATGCTAAAGCCATCCGTGTCGTCATCTTCATCGTCAATTGGCTCCAAAACAATGTAGTATCTTCCTTTGAGCAAGCCTGCCTGCTCGAGGGCGGCAATCTTTTCGTCGTCTATAATTAAATCACTCATGCTTTCTTCTCCAACCACTCTAGTGGTATCATGCCATCCGCCCACAGAATACCATGCTTGTCGCACCACGCGCCATAAGTAGTCTT